ATTGTATAAACTTATGAAAAATAAACCCAATGGACATTAAAAAACTATTACAGTCCGAGTATGTAGAAAAAGGAAAGTCAATTGCTCAGATTGAAAAGGAATTTAAGATTGATAATAAAAAGATACGCTGGATGTTGAGATATTTTAAATTACCTGTAAGACCTCGAGGAAATCCCTGCGGAACTCCGAGAAGAAACGGGGCTTATGTTCTTAATTCATTAACTTAAATAAAAACTAAAATATGAAACAAATTAAAAAAGGTCAGGTTTATTCAAGCAGAAATTCAAACGGGCTTTATGAGATAATTCAGGTAATTAGAATTTTAGGGAATATTGAAAATATACGAATGCGTAATGTAAATAATAAATCCGATTCTGGTTTTGACGTTTCCGAATATGAACTTGAAAGAGACTATAAACTATTATGAAAAATGAAGATATAACATTGGTCTGTGAACTTGAAATAGTTTACAAGAAATACCAAACAACATTCAAGGCGATTAATCCGAAGTATAATCTTATCGGTAGGTCTGATGTAAACTATGAATCAGCTCTTGAAGATTTATTTTATCAGGTCAAGAATAAACTATGGCTTGATGAAAAATTCAAACTTGAATACCGGCTTAAAGAGAATTTTGAAATACCTAAAACAATAAACTTAACGGAGGGAATAGAAACATGAAGCTTACAAAAGAACAAGCAAAAGAGTTAAAAGATAAAATAAAAACAGGTTTAGTTTACAATGATTCAATATATAAAATTATTGATTCAATGACAGAACAAGAACCGATAAAAATCACAGAACAGTCAATATTAGAGTTTAACGGCAATAAATATTTCATTGATGAATACAAGTATGAGCATGGAGTATCTGACAAGCCTACTAAAATAATGCTAAGAATTTATACTTAACTGTTAATAACAATTTTACATTTGAAAGAAAAAATTATTAAGTTATATTTGAAAGGGTAAAGAAGGAGTTAATTGGCAAGACCTAAGAAATATACTGATGACGTTATAAAAAAACACGGCGAGGGAATACTGAAGTTTATGAGTGTTGAAGATAACTATTGGTTAAAAGATTATTGTATCATAAATGACTTTCCGAGTGAGAATTTAAGTGTATGGGCTAAAGAGCATGAAGAGTTTTCTAAATCCTTAAAAAAGGCAAAGGATATACAGGAATCTAAGTTAGTCAAAATGGGATTAACAAATAAAAGCAATCCTACATTTATTATATTCACCTTAAAGAATGTTGCTAAATGGAGGAATGAGGATAGTGATGATTCAGATAAGCCATTGCCGGAAAAGATAGTAGTTAAACTCCCTGAAACTTGGAAATAGAATTTAATCCTGAAATATTTAATGATGCTTATATACCTGCTTTTAATTTCAAGGGCAGGTATTTGCATGTTTATGGGTCAGCAGGTTCCGGTAAATCCGATTGGATTGCAGGGGGTAAATTGCTAATGAGAACAATGACAGAAGAGGGACATAGGTTCTTGTATTACCGTAAAGTTGCAAAGACTATCAGAGGATCTCAATTTCAATTGTTTAAAGATATAATACAGCGTTGGGATTATATGGGAATGGTAGAAAATTATCATTTATCAGATTTATTCAAGATAAATAAAACTGATATGGAGATAATTTACAAACCTAACAATAATCAATTGATAAGTTCCGGGCTTGATGACGTTGAAAAATTAAAGTCCATTGCAGGAATAACGGGGACATGGGGGGAGGAAATGACAGAAGTTGAAGAGGATGAATTTAAACAGATTGATTTAAGAATGAGGGGTTTTACTAAAAACTATAAACAGCATATATTTTCTTACAATCCCATTGACGATTCACATTGGCTTAAAAAGAAACAAGACAAACTTATCTAATGGGAACTTTCAGAGTATCAAAAGACGGTGATACCGGAATACTTCATACAACTTACAAAGATAATAAATTCATTGATCCGGAATATAAGAAATTACTTGAAGGGTTAATTAATGAAGATGAGTATTTCTATTCTGTCTATGCATTAGGCGAATGGTCAGCGTTAAAGATTTCAGGTAGGATATATAAAAAGTTTACAGATAATAATATTCTGAAAGGTGATGAGAAATATAAATACAGTAAAGATAAACCTTTGTTTGTTTGCTGTGATTTCAATTATGATCCTATGAAGTGGGCTTTAATCCAGGTTGATAATGGGGATGACATAATTTTTGATGAGATAGTTCAGGAAGATACTGAAACAGAATTAATGGCAAAAGAATTATTAAGAAAATATCCTTATGCTGATTTCCGGATTCATGGCGATTACTCGGGGACATTCAGAAGCACAAGGCGAAGGGCTACGGATTATGATATTATTCGTGAATGCTTAAAGATAAAGCAAGAGCAGATATTTGTTAAGCCTAACCCGGCAGTAGTAACACGTTGGAATATAGTTAATTGGCGTTTATGTAATAGTTCGGGCATTAGAAGATTATTTGTAAATGAAGATTGTGAACATACGATAAAAGATTTTAGGCGGGTTAAGACTTTAATGTCAGCGGGAAAAGATATGAAAATTGAAGATCAAAAATCTAATCCGGACTTAACCCATATCAGCTCTGCAATTGGTTATTATATTAATTACAAATATACATTGAAAGAAATGATACCTGGCAAAGTAACTAAGATAATATGATAAAGAAACTGTCCACTGAGCAAATTATAGAAATAAAAAGATTGCTGTTTGAAACTAATCTTAGCATAAAGCGAATTGCTAAAATGTTTAAAGTTTGTGAAGATACAATTTACAGAGTAAGAGATTTATAAAAATAAACTGTTATTAACAAAATCATTGTTTATTTAATTTTATTTTATGTAAATTTGCATGGTATGGAAAGTAAAGAAAAAATAAGATGAAAGGCAAAGCAAAGAAAATAGAGGATGAGGAATTTAGTAATGCGTTACAGGGAATTGCTTTTCTAATAGCAGTCATTGCTTTGATAGTTTCATTCTTAAAGTAAAGAAAAAAATAATCTATGACAGGAAATATTTTTACAGAGTTAGTTAAAGGTTATGAACGTATGAGGGCAATGTCGGAACGTGAAAGGAAATCCATCCATCAGATGTTTGCAGCGTTTTATAATAATGATTATTTGCTAATCAATGACATACTCAAAAACAAAACTTTAAACAATCCATTCTCACAGGAAACATTAGATAAAATGATGTTTCAGCACGTAGACACAACTCGTAAAATAATTAATCGCTTAACATCAGGGATCTACACTGAACAACCTTTAAGAGAATTAAAGCAAGGTGAAACAGTTGATGACAGATTACAACCTTTGTTAAATAAGATAAAATATAATGCTAAGGTTCGGGATTCATTCCGCAAAGCAGTATTTTTTAATACTATTGTAGTTCAGCCTGTATGGGATTTCCAACTGAACAAATTAAGACTTGATGTAATAACTCCGGAAAATATAGAAGTCAAAACCAAAGATGACTATTTAGTTCTTGATGAAATAAAGATTTGTCAGGCAAGACCTGACGGAACTATTTACTATTCGGTATGGACTGAAGATGAGCATTATATTATTGACGGGGATGACAAAACATTTTCTAAGTATAATGATACGGGCAAAAATCCATTCAAGAAAATCCCATTTGTTGTATTGAGAATTGAAGAGGGACTGGACTTTTACGGTGAGCCTAATTGGAATTTATTACTTAATCAAATAAACTTTGATATAAGATTAACAGATTTAAATGAAGCCGAGTTAAGAACCGTCATGGGAATATGGCATGGCAATAATACTAAGTTACCGGATAAGACAAGATTCAGTGCAGGGCAATTGATACAAACTACTTCAGATGAAAATGTGCAGGTTACACTTGAAAGCATTACGCAAAACATTGATTATGTTTCAATCAGAGAAAATATTGATTGGAAAAATAAAACTGTAATGATGTCAGAGGGTTTATCTTCGCAGTCCGCTGATGTTGACACTGCAAATGAATCAGGCGTTAAACGTGCAATGGATGAGGTTGAATTGGAAGAAAAAAGAGATTCATACAAAGAAACTCTTTACAATTTTGAAATTGAATTACTTGATATGATCCGCTTGGTAAATAACACTTATGACAAATCTAATAAGCTGAATGAGAAAGGAGTATTTGAAGTAACATTCTCTGAAGAGAAATCAACTGAAACAATCCAGGATAAAATTGCAAGGCGTGAAATGGAAAGCCAGATAGGTTATTACGATGAAATAGATTTTACAATGCAAGACTTGGAAGTATCACAGGAAGAAGCTATTAAGATACTTGATGAAAGAAAGAAAAGAAAAGAAGTTGAAACTCCACAGGAAAATAATTCTAATGATGAAACTGTTTAACAACATTTAACTATTTACTTTTAATTTAATTAATTTTAAATTTGCATTGAGTAAAACGGATGAAGTAAATTTTAACAGAGTTGATTCTGCAACATTAAAGACAATGAATTTAATAGAAGCTAAAATAAATTTGATTAAGAATAATACGGGTTACGGGAATTTGATAATAAGCATTTACGATAAGAAAGTTACAAATATTAAAACAACTATTTCAGAAGATATAAAATGATTATGATTGAAGATGTAATTTCAACTCCTGAAATGGTTGCAATAGTTTTGATGTGTGTTGTAATAGGTTTTGTATTAGCAAAGATCACAAACAAAAAATAAGTTCTTTACAAAATAAGTTTTAGTAAAAATCTACCTAAGATGCGGGGATTTAGTCTGAACGGATATTCAGATTAAATCCCTTTTTCATTTTATAAATAAAATATCCCGGATGGGATTTAATTGACGGATGTCAGAAGAAAATAAAACAGAACCAATCGAAACACAAACAGAACCACAAGCTAAAGTATATCCTGAACAAGTTGTAAAAGATTTAATAAAACAGCGTGATGAGTATAAGCAATATAAGGCGAAAGTCGAAGAGTATGAGGAACTCATCAAACAGGCTCAGGATGAAAAGCTAAAAGAAAATGAGGACTATAAAACCTTGTTGGATAACAAGGAAAGAGAACTCGCAGAAATAAAGAAACAGAAAGAAGAAGTCAGTGAATACAAGACAAAGTATGAGGACTTGGATAAGTCAATACGGGATGGATTATTAAAACAATTGCCTGATGAATTGCTTGAAGTTGCAGAGGAATTATCTACTGTCAAACTTCAGAGATTTGTAGAGTTGAATAAAGATAAGACTCCGGGAATGGATAACGGTAAGCCGGGCAAAGGCAAGATAAACATTGATAACAAGAAATGGGATGACTTCAGCACTAAGGATTTAGAGCTGATAAGAGAGACTGACTTTGACGGATATTCAAGATTGTATAAACAGAAATACGGCAGACAGCCGTCTTAATAAAATTTTAAAAAGAGGATAAAAAATAATGGCAGCGTCAACTTTAACAACGTTACAAGACAGTTTTAATTCGTCAACATGGAAGGACATAGTTGCAGGTGAATTTACTGATAAGCTCGGATTACTTACAGCCGGTGCAATGCAGGAGGCAAGCGGTATAAGTTCACAAGACAGGGGATTCTATGTTGAGATGCCGAAATGGCAATCAATCTCCGGCGACTCGGTTCCTATCACAGACGGACTTTCTACAACTGTTAATCCTCATGACAATTACACTGACAGAGGTGTATGGTGTGAAAGAGAGAAGTCATGGGGTGCAGATCAAATATTAAGAGTTGTAACCGGATATGATCCACAAGCAGAAGTTGCAAGACAAATCGGTCAATACTTAGCAGTTGAATTACACAAACAAGCAGTAAGTGTAATTACAGGTTGCTTTGCTACTGAACTCGGAACTACACATTCAACAGGTTCTGACTTTTCCGGAGCAGAGATTGAAGTTACCGGTATACTTGCATCTAAACAGAAACTTGGTGATAATCAGGATCAATTAACAATTGCATTGCTTAACAGCAAACCTTACCAGGATGCAATGAAAGCCGGAATATTAACACAGCCGGTATTGAATGTTTCCAATGAGATGTATAGAAGCGGAATGATTGGAAAGTTATTCGGAATGGATGCAACAATGACAGATAAATTCACTGCGACAGCTTCAGTATATCCGTCATACTTCTGCGCTCCGGGTGCGGTTGTATTTAAATTCAGAGAAAGACCTGCTTCGGCTCAGAGTGCAGCGATTGTAACAAGAATCAATGTAGGCGGTATAGTTGCAGATCTCGAATTATACAGAGCAGCTTTAACTTCAGGCGGTCAGGATGTATTGATAGTCAGATATTCTGCATTAACACACATTCCGGGTGTAAGATACGATGACACAGGCGGAAGCAATCCTACAAATACAGTATTAGCAACAGGCACAAGCTGGACAAAGGTTGCAAACGATGACAAGCTGATTAAGATTGTTGAATTGAAAACTTTATAATAAAATTTAAAACAGGAGAAATAAATAAAATGAAATTCAAAACAAAGATATTCACAGTTTTAATGGCTGTTATTATTGTAGGGTTTGGTATAATCGGTGCGGGTGATTACTCACGTTATGCTATCAATGATTCAGCTGTAACAAGTTCAAATGATTCTTTAACGTCTGCATGGATAAGTCTTAACGGTGCAACCAATGTTGCAATCTTTTACACGGTTGACGATTCAACTTATGTTAAGGGCGGATTTGAATACAGATACGGAAGCGGAACCGAAATAACAAACGTGGCGGCCGATACTCTTTCACTTGATAACAGAGTTGGCTCAACAGGATTAAGCAAGGGTAAAATATTGCAGGGTTACGGATTAGCAGCTTCACTCATTCCCGGTGCAAATGCTGTAAGATTTAAACTTTACAGGCAGTCAACTTCCGGAGATGCGACTAACAGCGTTCAGTTAGGTATTATTTACGGTGATTAAAAAATAAATTCATAATGTCAAAAAAAGAAAAGACTTCGGATGAGGTCAAGGAAACAGTAACAGAAAAGAAACAAAGATATGATTTAACGGATGCTGTATTAGCACAGGGTTACAGTGCAACAGTTGACGGAAGATTATTCAAGATTGGATTTGATCTGAACTTTGAGGGAAAGAAAAATAATGCTTACGCTTCGGTAATGGAATCAATTGATAATCCGGCAAGGGGCGGGGGCAAGTTATGGAAATGGACAGGTATAACATACCTTGAAGATTTGACTGATAAGCAGTTATGGGTTTTAGCAATTGCAAAGGTCATATTGCTTAACAAAGAACAGGAAAAGATATTTAAGTCAAAGTTCTATTCATAAATTAAACAGAGTGAATTATGATAAGACTAACTAAGTAGAGTTTATATTTATTTAGTTAGTCTTTTTCATTTAAACAACAAACTGAAATGTTAAGAAATTATACTGATGAAGATTATTTAAAAGGTTACAGTCCTAAACTAACAGCGTTATTATGGACTGATGAAACGGATTATTCGGCACAAAAAACAAAAGCAGTAAACAGGGTAATGAATGCGTTAAGTCAGTCCTATGATTTAAGGGACTTAATGCCTGAACTTGATCTAAGAAGTTCGGGAGATTCAATAAGTTCAAATGAAACAGGTGAGGGTGTAGAGGATAAACTGAACAGAATGAGGTTAGTAATAAATAATATTACCTGCACAACTTCGGGAAAGACTTTAACATTACAGGGTTCGAATGATAATATTACTTACTATGAGATTGATACAATCGATGTCTTAACAACCGATACGGAAGTATCAATGACATTTGATAAATGTTACAAGTATTACAGGATTAATACTGCGGTGCTATCCGGTGCAATTGACTTCCGGGCTTATCTTGTTGAAACTTCTTATGATGAACTCTTTGCTTGTATGTGGTTATACTTTATTTACTTTGACATTTCAAAACAGGAAGGCGATCAGTTTGATAAGAAAAAAAATGAAGTGTATGCAATGTATGAAGGTATAATGCGGAACTTGAAAATAAGAATTGATACGGATAATGACGGTGAAGTAGATGAAGTTTCTATACAAAATTCAATCACAATGTTAAAATGATAATCAAGCTCATAGAAGATTACTTACAGACTAAACTAACTGAATTAAATTCACAGTTAAACACTGCAATAATTTTAAAGCGGGTTGTTACTGAAACAGATTTAAGTATGATCGGGGCAAGTGAATCATATATACATTATCAGTTATTTGTAACAAGTGCAGAGAATGATGACATTGAATGGCAGGGATATGACAGAATAAATGTAAGATTGGATTTTACTTTCTTAGTTGCTAATAAAGATAATTCAGTTTATCAAAAAATATTTGACAGGTATATATTTCCATTCAGAAGAATATTGAAGAATGATGCCGGGCAATACAGCAATGAAGATATATCAAGTTCATTAATGATTAATGAAATACGAAACGTCAACATTTCAAACGGTGATAGGATTGAAGATGACTACTACAAACCGTCTATTGAGTTTGTATTAAATGTAACTGATTCACTTTTATACAGTTCACAAATATTAAAATCAGAATCTATATGATAGTTGTAAATCTTGAAAAATATAATGATGACGGATTTAAGCAGAGTGCAAACAGCTTAACAGCTTCAAGTCCGGATAACGTAACTCATGCACGATTGTATTATGATTCATTCGCGGGTAGTGATTACATACAAGGAACATTTGTAAGCGGGAATAATTCAACAGTTGAATTTGACGCAAGTGAAATAACATTTACACAATTCAAATTATTCACTTCTACGGATGGTGTAACTTATACGGAACGTAAAACATTCGGCGGTTCAGACGGATTAGATATTTTCAATAACTCAATGGCTTTAGATCCTGCCGATGCAGATGACAATCAGATACCTGTTAAAGATACAATTGATACAGTTGAACAGGTTGTATGGAAAGATATTACTGATGTTCTTGATGATGTTGGTTATGCAAGTTCAGTAAATTATATTTTGAGAGGAATGTTGTGTCAGGATAATTCAGTGCAATCGGGCAAGGCATTCTTCGGAACTTATTATGTTAACCCTGATGACGGGACTTTGATAGACGGGACTTCATCAACTCTTACAGGTAGTAGAGTTATCACTATTGCAGATAGGTGCTTAAGAAGTGCAAGTGCTAAGATTTCAACGGGTATTTATTCGGTTCAATGTCAGATTTCAAACGGTTCAGGGGGTTTTACAAATGGATTTATAAGCGGTATTGACGGGACTGGAAACATAAAGACTTTTATACCTTTTATTCAGCCTGTTTTTGGTTCATGGACTTCGGGATTAGCTGTTACATTTTCTTATACTGTATCGGAAATACAAAGATTTTCATCTACTCACGTTAGAATAAAATTAACAGGAATATCAGACCATACTGCATTATTTACGGGACTTACACAAATATATATTCAGGATTTGGTCAGTGATTTACTGCCTGTTCCTGCGGGCTACTATACAATTTCATCTAAGGCGACTACCTACATAGATATACTTTGTAATACTGATAGCGGTAACGGTTCATTCACGGCTGCGACGGGGTTAGTCGGT